AGACGCGGCCGTGCTAGATGAATTTGCCGACATGAATGCCCGGTTGTATCCGGAGGTTATCCGCCCGTCGCTCTCTGATTATGGCACCGGCAAGTGTTTGTGGATTGGCACGCCGCGAGGCGATAATCAGTTCAAGACGGTTTACGAGCAGGCTCTGGAGCGCGTTGAGGCCAATGACCCTGAGTGGTTGGCGATGCTGTTTCCGGCAAGTAAGACCGGTATCATCAAGCAGTCTGAACTTGACGCCGCCCGCGCTGAAATGGACGAAAGCCAATATCAGCAGGAATTTGAGTGTAGCTGGTCGGCCGCACTGGTTGGAGCATTTTACGCCCAGGCACTTGATAGCGCCGAGACCGACAACAGGGTGACCAGCGTGCCGTGGGAACCTAATTTGCCGGTGGTCACTGCTTTTGATCTTGGTATCGCGGATTCGACGGCGATCTGGTTTATCCAGCAATTGCCGCGAGAGAATGCGATCAGGGTGATTGATTACTATGAAGAGACCGGCCAGGGGCTGCACCATTACGTCAAGATTTTGAAAGAGATGCCGTACACTTACTCGCGCCACCTGTTCCCGCACGATGTCATGGTGCGTGAGCTTGGTTCCGGGTCCAGCCGGTATGAGATGCTGCAAGGTCTCGGCATCCGGCCTACCGTTGTTTCCAAGTTGGGCGTGGCTGACGGCATTGAGGCGGTTCGAGCGTTGTTGTCGCGGTGCTGGTTCGATCGGCAGAAGACTTCTGAGGGCCGGAAGGCTCTCAGGCATTATCACCGCCAGTTTTCAGACCGCACTGGCGACTGGAAAAATAAGCCCAATCACGATTGGAGTTCTCATGCCTGCGACAGTTTTCGCTATCTTGCGGTCGGACTGCGCGGCGATGTCTCCGATGCCTTGACCCATGCGGCACGCACGGGACGTTTACCGGGAGGAGGTGCTGTTATGGCACCAATCGAGGGCGATTTCGGTTGAACTGATCCCGGCCGCCTACGGAGACATTGTTTTTATCGCGCGCAATATGCGTGACCTCGATCGCGAGGAGATACTGCCGCTGATCTGGAGCGGCAAGCCGGAAGACATTGCCATGTGGGCGGCGCATCTTGGCGGATTATCCAATGTCGCGCTGGCCGGCACCAGGCCGGTCGCCGCATTTGGCGCTTATGAGATCATGCCCAAGTTCTGGAACGTCTGGATGTTCGCCACCGACGATTGGCCGTTGGTTGCGATGAAGGTGACGCGGACGATTATTCGCGAGTGGACGCCGATTATATTTGAATCTGATGCCCAGCGCATGGACTGCTGGTCGATGGAGGGGCATGACGTTGCCCACCGATGGCTTGAGGTTCTTGGTGCACGGCGCGAAGCCTCACTGGAGAATTACGGGGCCACTGGCAAGACATTTCATTGTTATTCATGGACGCGCGACCAGATTGTGCGTCAAGGAGGAAAAACGCATGTGCATAGGAGGCACGCCAAAGCAGCCAAAGGTTCCGGAGGTTCCGTTGCCGCCGGTTCAGCCGACGCGGGATGATCCACAAATAAATTTAGAAGCCGATGCCAAGCGTAAGCGAATTCTTGCGCGCAAGGGCAGTAAGGCTAACATCTTGACGGGTCCGTTGGGTCTTGAAGAAGACGTTAATGTCGGCACGGCTTCGTTGTTGGGGTAAGAATATGTGTATTGGTACATCACCGTTTTCCGGCATGCCGGTTCCGCATTCTCTCAACATCGATCCGGTGCAGAAGATGTTGAACAAGCGCGCCGATAAAAAGGCTGGGCCTGATGCGCCCAAGCGAAGCGGCGCGACCAGTCCGGATCAACTTACGCTGATCAGTTCAGAAGCTGTCGGCGGATTACTGGGTTAGGAGAATATTATGTGTGTAGGCGGTCCAGGCGGCGCTGGTGGTGCCGGTGCTGCTCAAGGTAAAATGTCCCAAATGAGTGCGATGGGCAATATGAGTGGTTTGGCTAATGCTACCGCATCCGCGACAGCGGCTTCACCGACTGGGCCTGCTAGTATTAGTGGTGCCGTTGGTAGCGGTATGGGTATGGGTCAAGGTGCCGCTGGCCAGGGCATATCAGTTCCTGCTTTGGTTAGTTCGGCTGTCCAGACACCGAATCAGCAAGCTGCCATCGCGAAAAATATTGCCGCGGCAGCGGAGAATATTCCCAGCGGCACCACCGTTTCCGCTAGTAACGCCGCGACAGCGAAGCGCCGTACACAGACTCGGCTTACTGGAACGAGGCGGTCGCTGCTCGGAGACCCCAATCTTGGACAGCAGGCCCTGCTCGGTTGATGTGCGTTCCTGGAAATTCGGGAAACAGTCAACATCCATCGCGCCTGCACATGCATCCGTCACTGGGGATGCATACGAGTGGACAAAAGTTGGATAAGGGTTCGGCTGGCTATCGATTTGATATTGGCCAGCGTCTGGCCGCAGCGAAGGCTGGCGGCGGTACGACCGGCGCCGGCACCAATACCGGTACGACAATTCTTACCGGGACACCAAAGAACACGGACGTTGATGCGCTTCGCAAAACCGCGACGCTAGGAGTTTAGCATGGCCGAAAATGAAGTCGTTTTTTCCCAGTTTGAACGGCTCAAGCGAAAGCGCGGTGTCTGGGAAAGTCATTGGGAAGAGATCGCGGAGCGCGTTCTTACGCGATCTGCCGAGTTTACCGGTAAGCGCGAACAGGGTGACAAAAGGACGCATAAATTATATGACGCGACGGCGGCGCTGGCCCTGGAGCGGTTTGCCGCGGCTGTCGAGAGTTTACTCACGCCGCGCGGTGCGACATGGCACACGATACGCTCGACCAATCCTGACCTAAACCGTGATGACGAAGTGAAGCTCTGGTTCGATGCTGTCAATCAGACAATGTTTCACCATCGCTATTCGCCGCGTGCCAATTTTGCCAGCCAAATGCATGAGGGATATCTCAGCCTTGGCGCATTCGGCACGGCTGGTTTGTTTGTCGATGAGGCGCGCACTCGCGGCATGATGTATCGGGCAGTTCATCTCGCCGATCTCTACGTCATGGAAAACCAGCACGGCATGATCGACACGGTCTACCGCACGATCGAGACCCGCGCCAGGAACGTCGAGAAGATGTTTCCCGGCGGCAACATCTCGCCCGACACCATAAAGCTGGCGAAGGAGAAGCCCGACGCTCCGGTTCAGTTGCTACACCTTGTCCAGCCGCGCGAGGATCGCGATCCTGAGCGCCGCACGCGGACCAACATGCCTTGGTTTAGCGGATATTTTGAAGTTGAGACCAAGGAATTGATTGAAGAGGGCGGCTTCCCTTCCAATCCGTACATCTGTAGCCGTTACAATACTGGCCCTCGCGAGACCTATGGGCGTTCTCCGGCGATGACAGTTTTGCCAGATATCAAGATGCTCAACGAGATGAGTAAAACCGTGATTCGGGCGGGTCAGAAGGTGGTCGATCCTCCGCTGATGATCGCCGATGAGGGCGTGATCCTGCCGGTCGATGCCAATCCGGGCAAGGCCACGTTCGTTCGCATGGACGGTCGCAATCAAGCTCCCATCCAGCCCCTGTTTACCGGCGCCCGCGTGGACATCGGTCTGGAGATGATGGATCAGCGCCGCAAGATTATCCAAGATGCTTTCCTTGTTACGCTGTTTCAGATACTGGTTGAAACACCGACTATGACCGCAACCGAGGTTCTCCAGCGCGCCCAAGAAAAGGGAGCCTTGTTAGCGCCCACAATTGGTCGCCAGCAGACAGAGTTGCTCGGCCCTTTGATCGAGCGCGAATTTGACATCCTCGACGGCCAAGGTCTCATTCCGCCGATGCCCGGCCTGCTGCTTGAGGCCGGCGACGAGTACGAGATCGAATATGTGTCGCCGCTCACGCGCGCCATGAAGGCCGAGGAGGGCGTCGGTATCCTGCGGACGCTGGAGATGGTGCAGCCCATCGCCGCGGTTGATCCCAGCGTTATGGACAACTTTGATACCGATGAGATCACGCGAATCTTGGCTGACACCAACGGTGCGCCGCGCGCGATCTTGCGGTCGGACGATCAGATCGCCGAGATTCGCGGTGGTCGGCGACAACAGGAGCAAATGCAAAACGCTCTTGCGGCCACGCCGGTCGTGGGTGACGCAGCGCTCGCAGCCACTGAAGTCGCCGGCAAGGTTTCCCAGATTGCGGCGTCTGGGCAGATACCGCCGCAGCAGTAAATTTAGTCCGGGGAGGACAGCATGGCAGCTTCGAACAAGGAACAGGCCGAGATCGTCCAAGCATATCAAAATATATTCCTGCACACACCGCAGGGCCAAATCATTTTGGCTGATCTGATGAAGGCGTGCGGGCTATTTAATATCGCCGGGCATCGGCCCAATTCTGAATTGCAGCACATGGCTGGAAGTCAGGACATGGTGCGCCGATGCATCAATCTTATCGGTCTAAGCGAAGAGCAAGTCCTAGCAATTGCGCTGGGGAGAATACAGCCCATTGAACAGGGAGAATATGAAAATGAGTGATATGAGTTTAGTTGACGCACCTGACACGCCTGATGCAGCAGCAGCCGCTGACGCACCTGACGCCGGCATATGGACCGCCGGCCTCGATGAAGAAACGGTCGCCCATCTGGGGAACAAGGGTTACGACGGTCTGCCGGCATTCGCCAAGGGCTATATGGATTTGGAGAAAGCGGTTGGTGCCGACAAGATCGTCAAACCCGCCGCTGACAGCAATCTGCTGGAGTGGGATGGTTGGTCGGAACTCGGCACGCCAGACGAGGCATCCGGTTACGAGATGGCCGCACCGGAAGGTTTCGAGCAATACGACCAGGGACTGGCCAATGATATGCGTTCGCTTTTCCACAAGGCCAGGCTGACGCCACAACAGGCGGCGGTCATCCATGACGGCTATGTCGAGCGCATGGGCAACGCCTTTGCCGAGAGCGCGACCGAGAAACAGGTGCGCCAGGACACCGAGGTCGGCGAATTAAAGAAGGAACTCGGCTCCGCTTTCGAGGAACGAGTGGTTGGCGCTAAGTCGGTGGTCACCGAATATGGCGGCGATGATGTCAAGACGGTGCTACGAGATGCTGGCCTCGATAGCAACCCGGCGTTGGTGCGGATGTTTTCTCAAATCCGCATGGCGCTCGGCGTCGGCCCGCAATTCAAGGATGGCGAACAAAGCGGCCGATTTGGAACAACGCCTGAGATGGCGGAAGAGGAAATCGCCAAGATTAGGGCTAACCCTGGCTTGATGGATAAGACCCACGCCGAGCATAGGGTTTTAAATGCGCGCTTGACACAGCTTAATCAACTGGCACATGGTACGGAGGTAATCCTCACCACAAGATAGGTGGGTCCGGATACGCCTAACGGCCCCGGTTGACATCGCGGAAAGACGCGGCGCACCCAGAGCGCGAAGCTCAGGACGGGTCCGGTTTCATCCGGGCACCCCTTCCGACATCCCTTTGAAACTACGCTGAAAGGACGGGCTCATGTCTGTTCAAGTCACGACAGCGATGGTTGAGCAATATCGGGGCAATGTCGAACACCTTGTCCAGCAAAAAGGATCGCGTTTGCGCGGCTGCGTTTCAGTTGAAACAGTAGTCGGAAAGAATGCGTTTTTCGAGCAGATCGGCTCAACCGACGCAAGAAAAAGGACGACTAGACACTCGGATACTCCGAGAATGGACACTCCCCATAGCAGGCGGCGTGTTTCTCTAGTCGATTATGATTGGGCTGACCTCATCGATGATGAGGACAGAATCAGACTATTAATCGATCCCACCGGCCCTTATGCGGAGGCAGCTTCGCGAGCTATGGGTCGAGCAATGGACACTGCAATTATTGACGCTGCTGACGGCACTGCCTTCACGGGTGTGGCCGGTGGGACTTCAACGTCCTATGACAGCAACAATACTGTTGATGTTCAAGTCGGCATTTCGCCGGCAGCAGATACCGGCCTGAATGTCGGAAAATTGCGCGCTGCAAAGCAAATCCTTGACGCTAACGAGGCAGAGGATGATGGTCGGTATATGATCATCAATGCCAAGCAGTTACAGAACCTGTTGGCTGAAACGGAGCTTACGAGCTCAGATTATGCCGCGATCAAAAGTTTGGTTCATGGGGAAATTAACACTTTCCTGGGCTTCGATTTTAAGCGGACTGAGTTGATCGAGACCGATTCTAACTCGGATCACAAGGTTTTGTTCTGGCAAATAACGGGTATGAAATTGGCAATCGGCGCCGAGCCGACCGTCAAAATTTCTGAGAGGGCTGATAAGAATCATGCCACTCAGGTTTTCGTATCTATGGGAATCGGTGCAACCCGCATGCAAGAAGCGCTTGTCGGTTACATTGAATCCGACCCAACTTAGGAAGGAGCTAGAATCATGGCAGTTGTCACTTTGAACGGCTCCCTCGTTATGACGGGGCTTGAAGCCACTCCCGTAGCTCTCGCCAACCCCGGCGAAGCCGGCGGCAAAGTCAGGGCTTGGGTTGATACCGTGGAGGTCGGCGCCGCCGACACCGCAAATTCGACCTATCTCCTGGCGCGTCTGCCTTCAACAGCAGTCATTTTGCCATCGTCAACCCTCTACTGGGATGACCTCACGACAACCGGTTCGCCGACTGTCGATGTGGGCGTGTTCAATATGAGCGGTAATTCGGACATCACTGATGATCCGGATGCCTTGTCGAATGGACACAATGTCACCTCTGTCGGCAGCGGTGCTGCTTTGACTGCGGCGGCGAACATCTCCAACTTTGGAATCCCACTCTGGGATTATGTTAACGGCGAAACCGTTGACCCCAAGGTCGATTTAGACGTTAAAGCCAAACTGGTAGACGCCAATGTTGTTGGCGGCGGTTCCATGTCTTTGGTTCTGTACTACACGCTCGATTAACAGTCGGCGTAATTTGTGAGGAGGGGGAGCCTGTGGCTCCCCCTTTTCATTTCCGGGGAGGAAGCAATGGAACATCTCACGGGCGTAGCGCCCGAGCGCGTAATTCTTGTTGGCCTGGGGCCGACCAAGGCCGAGTTCATAAACATCATGTCATCCGATATGGCGACAATTGAGTGTGATCAGGTCTGGGGCATCAATGGAGCCGCCAACACGATCAACGTCGGTATGTCATTTGCGATGGATGACTATCTGACAATCATTAATCGACTACCGGCTTTCGCAAAATTTTATGAGACAGCCAAGCAACCGTTCTACACATCGACGCCGCGAAACCCGATGGCAAGCGCCTATCCGCTTGAGGCTGTGTTATCGATGCCTGGCGCCCGGCCATACTTTAATGGCTCGGTCGCCTATGCTGTCGCGTATGCCAAATTAATTGGTGTGAAGGAGTTGTCGATATTCGGGTGCGACTACCTATATGGCGGCATGGGTCAAATGAACCCACGCCAGACCGATACCATTGCACGCTATCTGGCATGCATGTCGTTCTGGTTGGGACAGGCCGAGAGTGCCGGCATGAAAGTGGTGGTGGTGCCTACCTCACCGCTGCTGGACAGCGACCTAACGGTGCTTGAGCAATTTTACGGGTATGTCATCAAGCCGCATATTGATATGGACGTTGACCGTCCCAAGAGCTTCGCTGACATCCAAGAGGCAACCGGATTACCGAAACATTTGGGCGGTCACATGGGCCGCTGCCATACGGATGAGGGCGCCCTGAAATGGCTGCAAGAGGGGCTCCGGCTGAAGACCATGATTGATGTCGGTTGCGGAACCGGTGGTCAAGTTGGTGTGGCAATTAATCTTGGATTTGATAACGCGATGGGTATTGATGGTGACGGCACTATAGAGCGCGATAATTCGTTCTGCTGTCACGATTATACCACTGGACCACTGAGGCCCGACGCATGTGACCTCGCCTGGTGCGTTGAATTTGTCGAGCATGTCGAAGAGCAGTTTATCGACAATTACATGGCGACGATCGAGTCAGCCAAATATCTGGTGATGACGCATGCGCTGCCCGGCGCTCCAGGGTATCATCACGTTAACTGCCAGGACCGTGAATATTGGATTGAGAAACTGGCCGGTTACGGTTTTGTCTTTGAGTCAGATTTAACGGTTGGCGTGAGAAAGCACTCAACGATGGAACGAGACTTTATGCGTAACACTGGCTTGGTGTTCCGTAATATCCAGAGGGACTGATATGGCGACAACCTTTGTATCAATAGCCAATCGGGCGATCACGTTCCTGGGCGGCACTACAATTACGTCCTTGGATGCCGATACCGATGAGGGCCGCGCTATCAAGCGCATATACGAGCAGACGCGCGATCAGGTGTTACGCGATCATCCGTGGAACTTTGCCATCAAGCGTGTGGCTCTTCCGGCGAACACGGTTGCGCCCGTTTTTGAATATACCAATGCCTTTAATGTCCCGGTCGATTGGCTTCGTACCGTTGAGGTGGAGACTGATGAGGAATGGGTTATGGAGGGGCGGGCAATTGTCTCCGACGCATCGGCGCCGCTCGAAATTGTTTACATCCATCAGGTCACCGACGCCACGCTGTTCGACGCTAAATTTATCGAAGCATATGCGACACGCATCGCGGCCGACGTTGCTTTCGACATCACGGCTAATCGATC